ATTACATTACAACACATAGAAATGAAAACACCGAAAACTGTGTATTCGAAACGAGAGTTCCTCGAGTTGAGAGAGAAACAGCGGGAACAAGATGAGGACGGTTACGTTCCATCTTGGTACTTCAAATTCCGATATGACATACATTCGGAAGAGACTCCGGAGGAGTTGATTCGATTACTTTCCCGTGTCGCAGGCGTCGAAGTGTGCCCTGGCACATTCGGCGTCGAGAAATACAACAAATTTGGGGACGTTACCAAAACCCACTTGCACTACCATTTTGTAGTGCCAGAAATAGTGGGTCTAACACCACAAAGTCTGAAAGACAAGATGGTGTATCGACTCAAAGAGAAATACCGATTCCAACGTGCCAAGGGATGGTACGGACTAACGTTCGAGATCGATGTAAGAGATCGAGATCGGTTTTTCACTTATCCCTTAAAACAACGCGACGTTGTTTGGGATGTCGAAAACTGGGTTGTCCTTCCTCACGATTTCAATCTTGAGGAGGGACTTCTACTTTCATCTTCCGAATGGAAGAGAAACGTAGAATATCTTTGCGCGCAAAGAGAAAAGAAAATGCGGAGTGAAACGACGTATGAGCGAATACTTGCAAAGTATGAGAAAGAACAACCCAGTCTCATAACACGTTATGAGTGCTTTATATTTATTTATAAATATTTTGTATCGGAGGGTTTCCCTCCGGACAAAACCAAAATCCGTCCAATCTTGGATGGATTGTGTCTAAAGATCGGATTGATAAATCTCGATCAATTTTATAAAGATCTATAACCCCCCAATTTGTTTATGAGATCCGAAAGGATCTTATGAACTTTTTTTTTCGGGACTCCCGACTACAAGCATCCGATACGGATGCATGTAGACCAAGGTGAAACCGCCGGTAAATACCCCCAAGGGGGGTTTTACAGAACCCCCAAACTCCCGAAAAACGACAAGCGAGACCCGAATTCGGATCTCGGGAGTCAATCGACGAAGTCGATATTTGACCGTGGTCCAGAAGTCGGAAACGCTTGTCGTTTCAGTAACTTCACCTACGGTCAAATTTCACGGAAAAGGAAAATTGAATCACAAAAACAAATTCTTTAGGCAATGTATACAATGCCGAATAAGAATGGTAAGAGTAAGCGTTCTATGCGACGCAGAGGTAAGCGCAACCCCAAAAAGATTTCTAAATCTTTTGCGAAAAAGGTGCAGTCAATTATACACAAGGATCAAGAGACAAAGACTGTGGTCTTTTCGTCGAACACCACATCCTTCAACCAGCAGATCGACTCAACAGGAGACTGCCTACGATTGATGCCTGCCATTGCAAATGGCACGGCAGAAAATCAGAAAATCGGAAACGTGATCAGACTGCAAAGTCTGAACATCAGGGGTGTGCTTACGTTTACGCAAGCACAAGCAACATCAGCGAACACCAGAATTGGTGTGAGATTAATGGTACTCAAGGCGAAACGATATGGCGACTGGAATGCAGGAGCGATCGATTTTGCAACAAACTATACCAAACTACTTGAGGGAACGACCACTGGTTTCCAGGGGTTGGTTTCTCAATTCAATACCCCTCCCAATCACGACTACTTTAGTGTCGTGATGGACAAACGTTTCTATATGTCGCAATCATTGCAAAATGTTGCGGGCATAACATACGACAATATTAACACCACAAAGTTCGTGAACTTTAATGTGCCATATTCTCGTCGCAATGTCTTGTACGATCAAGACTTTAGCGCGACAGAACCCACCAACTATCCATATTTTATGGTATTGGGGTACACAAAACTGGATGGTTCGGCAGCGGACCTTCCAGCAACATCATACCTCACTTTTCAGTACACCGCTACTGCAAAGTACGAGGACGCATAAATCTTTTCCACGGAAAACGATTTAAAGAATATGTAATGTAATGTTATATTACATTACAACACATAGAAATGAAAACACCGAAAACTGTGTATTCGAAACGAGAGTTCCTCGAGTTGAGAGAGAAACAGCGGGAACAAGATGAGGACGGTTACGTTCCATCTTGGTACT